AACATCAATTCTTTAGGCCATGAATATTGGTTGCATCTTGAAGGAGATGATAATGATATTTTTACAGATCAAAAAGGTGGTAGTAGTAAATTTATCAATTTAGATATTTTTAATGATGGTAATGATGTCGACCTTATTCAAGATAATGGTGGTGACCATTACATGTCTGTTATACTAGGAGGAACTGAACCCACAACAATTGGGGCTACTCAAGCAAGCAATCTAAATCAATCATATAGTGTTACAAATTATTGCTACACAGTTGGTGGCTGTTCAATATCGGTTACACAAAATTGAAACTCTGGCACGCCGGAATAACATTACTAGCTCTTTTAGCTCTAAGAGTAGCTGATCCTTTTTTATTAGAAGCAACAAGATTAAATTATTTTGATATGCTTCAACGTAATCATGAGGTGCAATTATCTGATCAAATAATTTTGGTTGATATAGATGAAAAGTCACTAAAAAAATTAGGTCAATGGCCATGGCCAAGAGATGAGTTTGCCTTTGAGTTAAATAATATTCCTCCCAATAACCTGGTTGCGCTTTCTATTATACTTTCAGAAAAAGATAGATTTAATGGTGATTGGAATCTGGCAGAAACATTACAATATTATCCTACTATATTAGCTACTGCCCCGACTAATCAAATTCAAACTGAGAGAGAATTACACGTCGGTACAGCAACTTTAGGTAGAATACCAGCTCAAGAATATACTTTAGATTTTCCAGGAATATTATTACCATGGGAAGTTTTAGCTAAATCAACAGACGGTTATGGATCAATAGGTGCTGTACCTGACATAGATGGTGTAGTTAGAAAAGTACCTATTGTAGTTTCAGCTAATAAAAAGGTATATCCTTCTTTTGCTCTAGAAATTCTAAGGGTTGCCGTTGGCGATATTTCATACCAGATAAAAACTAACGATATTGGTATTGAATGGGTGCGTATCCCTGCGTATGACAAGATCTCTACGTTAAATGATGGAACAGTATATAACACGTACTGGAATAAATTTAAACGTGTTAGCTTAGGGGATATAAGGGGAGAGAATATACCTCAGGGTAGTATCTTGATAATAGGAGCTACATTTGAGGGAACAAATATTATACCCACTCCTGTAGGTGCAATGTACCCTCATGATATTCAGGCTAATTTAGTAAAGACAATGATAGATGGTACCGTTATTAAACGTCCCAATTATTTTTCTTTTGTCGAGCTAATCGCTCAAGCACTTCTTGGTCTTCTTTGTCTCGTTCTATTAAGTCGAGCTGCCGTTTGGATGTCTGGTGTTGCCAGCCTCGTTTTCGTTGGGTTTGTTGGTTTAGCTTCTTCTTCAGTTTTCTATTCAAAATATCTCTTATTTGATCCAACTTGGATTATTGTTTCTACCGTATTAGTATTTAGCCATGGCGCATTTGTACAATTTTATAATACTTATAAACAAAAGCAAGAAATTAAAAAACAATTTGGTACTTATGTATCACCTGACTTAGTAAAGCAACTACAGGATGATCCATCTTTATTAAAGTTAGGTGGTGAAAGAAAAGAGATGAGTTTTATGTTCATGGATATATGTGGATTCACTCCTATATCAGAGCATTATAAGAACAACGACGACCCTGAAGGATTGGTAGAGTTAGTAAATAAGTTTTTAGATTTACAAACAAAGATTATACTAAATAATGGGGGAACGGTAGACAAGTATATGGGCGATTGTATTATGGCCTTTTGGAATGCTCCTTTACCGTGTGACAACCATGCCGATATGGCAATCAAAACAAGTGTAGAAATAATTGAAGCTACTAAGAAACTCAATGAAGAACTTAAACCTCTCGGCTTGCCTCCTATCAATGTTGGCATTGGTGTCAATACAGGTGACTGCATCGTCGGAAACATGGGATCAGAAGTTAGATTTGACTATTCCGTCATTGGAGATGCCGTCAACCTTGCAGCTAGACTCGAAAGCCAAACACGAAATTACGATGGGGTGGACTTGTTGCTATCGGAGTTCACTCATAAAGCAAGTACATCTGGAAAATTCAATAAAGTCGATACCATCACTGTCAAAGGAAAGACAGAGCCTGTCACCATTTACACTGTCAATTAAGAAAGACTGGTTAGAACCAGCTGATTGGTATTGGTGGGTAGCTTTAACTCTTGTAAATATAGCTGATGTGCATTATACGAATCAAGCAATGAAGTATGAATGCACATATGAAGCCAATCCATTATTACCAAACAGACCATCACTAGAAAGATTGATAGCACATAAAGCAATTACATTATATCCTATCTACCATCCAGATTATAATAGATATGTTGTACAAAATGAAGACATTATGTGGGCAACAGGAATGATAGCTTTAGTTGCTTATCACAATTATAGATTAATTGATAAAGTTAAAAAATATCAGGAGAGATGTCCTAAAGTAAGTACTCTTTAAGGTTAAATAAATAGTTGAACTAACACATAATATATTATATAATATACGGAGTAAATATGTATAACAAAGAAAAAGTAATTGAGCAGCTTAAAATAGATGAAGGTATTGTTCATGAAATTTATCTTGATCACCTAGGTTATCCAACCTTTGGTATCGGTCACTTAGTTTTAGAAACAGATCCAGAACATGGCCAAGATGTTGGTACTCCTGTATCTGAAGAAAGATGCTTAGAAGTATTTGATCATGATCTTGAAGTTACTGTTAATGAGTGTAAAGTGTTATTTCCTGACTTTGATGAAAAGTTAGATGAAGTACAAGAGATACTTATTAATATGATGTTTAATATGGGAAGAACTCGATTAAGTAAATTTAAAAAATTTATTGGAGCTCTTAATGAAGAAAATTATAATGAGGCAGCTAATCAAATGATGGACTCGAGATGGTATAATCAAGTTGGTAACAGATCAGTAAGGTTAGTTGAAAGAATGAGAAATGCAGGATAAAAAAACAATCCAACAACAAATTGATGAAAAAATAATTACAGTAAAAGACTTTGCTCTATCTATTGAAACATTTGTAAATGATAAGAAAATAGGCTATTTAGACGCTCTTACTCACTATTCTGAGCAAAATAACGTAGAGATTGAAACAATCGCTTCTTTAGTAAAAAATAGCCATGTTTTAAAAGCTAAACTCGCAGCAGAATCTGAAGGCAAAAAACTCTTAAAAGCATCAGGTAATAAACTACCGATTTAATGAAAAGTATTATTATTAAAAATCTTCTTTCTAGAGAAGAAATAAGTGACTTATTTTCTCTTAAAGATAGTGGTTGGGATCGTGCTTCAGCACTGGATGAAGGTGGTAGTACTATTACTTATGAGTCGGCTAGAATTACAGAAGTTTCAGGTATAAATTATAATTGTACTGGACCAATAGCTGCTAAAGTTATCAAAAAAGCTAACGAGCTTTTTAATAAAAAATTCTATACTAATGAAAGTATTAGTATTCTTAAATATGATTCAAGATTAAAAGCCAAATTTGATTATCATATGGATGATATTGATTATACTGTCTATGTTGACGGTGATGGTAACCGTATCACAGATCCAGAACAATTTTATATTTTTAATTCACGTCCTAAAAGAAAAGTTTCAATAACCATTGCACTTAACAATAAAAGCGATTATAATGGAGGTGACTTTAAAATTCAACCTGATGGTGATCGACCTGTTCATCATGAATCGGTTGCTAATAACGTTGATTTAAATTTAGGTGATACTGTTATGTTTAATTCAAAAATGTTTCATGGAGTTACTCCTGTTACTGAAGGAATAAGATATTCAGCTATTTTCTGGCTATATGATTTAGAGGAATTTTATGATTGGTGGAGCACAAACGATCAAGTCCCTTCAGAAGGATTCGATAGATTTAAGAGGTACTATGAAGAGTACGATATCCCCTTATGAGGTCTATATAAAATATCTTGCTCTTAAACAGCATTTTACTACAGAACATTATAATTATTTTACATACAATGGTAAAGTAAGAGCATCTGAGCATGCTTTTAATATTAGAAAAGACAAATACTTCTTTATGAAATTATCTAAACATAAAGATGTTGAAAATTTTCTGTTAGCTAATATAGTTGACGGTGATAAAGATTTCTGGATTGGTGAATTAAGAGAATCTGCACCGGAAGATGTATATCGTAACTGGAAAAAAAGACAAGAAGCTTTAACTTATACTTTTAAAAACGAGTTAAGTAATCTTGATGATAATTTTGATAAAAACTTTGCTGTCGAAAAGTATGGCCATCCGCATTTGCTTAGGTTATATTTAAGAAATGAAGTTTGTATTGAAACAATGTGCATACTTGATATGCTAGTGAATTATAGTAAAACTTGGAACAAATATTTACAAAAAGACTTGATCTGGGAAGATAAATATACTATAATAACCAAGTACAGGCCTTTTCTATCTATAGATTTAGATAAGTTTAAGACCATTACTTTGGATTATTTTAATGATAGATAAACCGCAAATAAACCGCAATATATGCCGCAATACGCAAGGAGAATAATATGTCGCAATCATTTGAAGCACTTAAGAAGAACTCGGCTTCTGAGCTAAACAAACTCACCGAGGCACTCACTAAACTGGATAGCAGTCCTAAGAAGCAGAACGGACCAGACGATAGAATCTGGAAACCTGATGTGGATAAAGCAGGTAATGGCTATGCAGTTATCAGATTTTTACCAGCACCAGAAGGCGAAGATGTTCCATTCGTAAGAGTGTGGGATCATGGTTTTCAAGGCCCTACTGGACAATGGTATATCGAAAAATCTTTAACTACTATTGGTCAGAAAGATCCTGTATCAGAGTATAATACTATGCTTTGGAATTCAGGTATTGAAGCTAATAAAGATTTAGTTAGAAAATATAAAAGAAGGCTTTCTTTTTATTCTAATATCTATATTGTTAAAGACCCTACTAGACCTGAAAATGAAGGTAAAGTATTCCTCTACAAATATGGTAAAAAGATCTTTGAGAAATTAAATGATCTTATGAATCCACAATTTGAAGATGAAAAACCTGTTAACCCGTTTGACCTTTGGGCTGGAGCTGACTTCAAGCTTAAAATACGTAATGTAGAAGGTTACAGGAATTATGATAAGTCGGAATTTGATAGTTCAGCGCCGCTGAGCGATGATGACAGCTTACTTGAAAATGTTTGGAAATCAGAGCATGCTCTTAATGAGTTTACTACTACCGAAAACTTCAAGTCATATGATGAATTAAAGACTAAGCTCTATAGAGTTTTAGCTTTAGGTGAAGCAGCTGAAACTGTTGCATCAGCACCTCAACCTCAACCTGAGGCAGTTGCACCATCGATTCCAACTACGTCAGCTGACGAAGATATTCCTCTTTCTTCTGATTCTGATGATGACGACACAATGTCGTTTTTTCAAAAATTAGCTGAATAGCTAATTCTCTTCTGGGGGCGGTATCATGCTGCCCCATTTTTTTGTTTGAGCGCCTATAGCTCAATTGGATAGAGCAACAGCCTTCTAAGCTGTAGGTTCCAGGTTCGACTCCTGGTAGGCGCGCCAATTATTTTGAAACGTGAATTACTGCAGGTTGATATGAACCAAGTTGACCTTGGTATGGAGTTGTTATTTGAGTGTTATCAATTACTGATGTACTACCTTCCATAACGTTAACTTGTTGAGAATATAATATTTCACTAACTACTGAATTTTTTAAAGCACTTACTTGATCAGGTGTTATAGGCATACCTCTTACAGCTAGACCTAATGATTCTGATAATTCTGATATAGCCCTAAGATTATTTGGATTAATTTTATCTAACGCTTTACCGAATCTAGAAAGAACAGCAAAATTAGCGTTCTCACCTATATTTTTATCTTGTAAAAGTACAATAGCTCTTTTAAGTGCAGGGACAGCTCTTTCAAAATTAGCTAGTTTATTTTCATCTAAATTTTTATATTCATCTAATGCTTTACCTAAAAGTTGAAAACCGGTTGCAGTATCTTGTAATGGATTTCTAAATAGTCCAGCAAATGATTTTACTGCAAAATCCCATGAAATTAAATATTTGTCAAAGGCACTCATATCAGATTCACTACTAAATACATCACTTAAGCCTTCTCCCCTTGCAGCTGTTACTAATGTATATAGAGCAGTACCTATACCTATAAATTTATCTACATCAAAATCTTTTATATTTTGAAGGCTTTGAAGGCCCTCAGCTACTTCATTTAATACATTGATATTATCACCAAAAAAGCCACCTTTACCCTTTGCTAAAACTTTTAAATTATATGTGCCCATATAGGTAACACTATCATTAATACTTGATAATGCCTTTCCTACTTCTTCAAAGTCACTAGCTACTAAATCAGCATTTCTTACTAAAGATGTAGTACCGTCTGGATTTAATACCTCTCTAGTTGCATTAGTAAACATCATTATTTCATTAATACCGTCAGCTACATCTTTAAATGAATCTGAGGTTAACCACTTCATAGCTCCTACATTAATATAATTCATTTGCTTAAGTAAATTACTTAAACCTACACCTAACGTAGTTAATGCAAATGATGCATCATCAGGATTCTTTATTTCAGATAATGTAACAATACCGTCTGCTAAATGCCCTAAAGCATTGCCTTTACCTAATCTTTCAATTACTTTAGCACCGTCTTTAAAATCACTTCCAAAAAATCTTTCAGTATCTACAAATGTTAATAAGAAGCTCCCAATTGCATCACCTGCATTTAACAGATTACCTTTAAGATCGCTTAAATCACTAAGACCGTCTAAATCACGTAGTCCTTCAGAAAGATTTTTTAAATCAGCTCCACTTAAAATTTGAATTGCAACTGATGCTTTAAATTGATCAAGCTGCTTCATTAAATAACCTAAACCATCAGCAGCATCTTTTAAACCTTGTTGATCAAAGTCAGTTTCACTTAAAACTGTCATACCTCTGGCTATTTCTTCAAATGCTACGCCAGAGAATATTTTTAATCCTATAGCACCTAAACCAGTAGTAGATGTAGATAGTCGATATATTGCCTCTTGAAGTACTTTAAAATTCTCAGCATCCAATTCTGTATTATTGAGAGCTTCAAGACCCCTTGCCATATCAATAAACGCAGCGCCTGAAAATATTCTAAGACCTCTAGCACCTCTAACACTTACATCATCTGATAAATTTTTAATTGCTTCATTAAGATTTTTAAAGTTATCTGCTGTTATATCTAGTTTATCAAGAGCATCTAAACCAGTAGCCACATTTTGTAATCCAGTACCAAATTTATCTACTGCCATTGCTCCTAAATAAAGAGCACCAGTTATAGCGGCTAACCCTAACCCGACACCACCTAATAAACCTAAAGCAGCACCGCCTAAAGATCCTCCAGCAGCTCCACCAGCCATAGCACCCCCAGTTCTGGCTGCAATACCACCTAAAGCTGCACCCCCTAAGAAACCACCGCCACCTTTTTTACCTCCTAAACGTTCTAAGGACTTTTCAAGCTTTAATAATTTCTTTTCTAATGCTTCTACTTGAGCACCAGAACTTGGTGTAACCTTAACACCTATAGTTGCATCTGTTGAGCTACCAGTACCGGTTTTTGAACCACCAACACCTTCTTCCATTAATTCTAAAGAAAGTTGTTTAAATGGTAATAAACTATCGTTGATAGATAGTAGAGATTTGTTTACTTCTTTGTAAACAGCTAATTGTTTTTCGCCTATTGCATGACTTGCATCAAACTCTTCTCTTAATACTTCTATAAGGGAATAATTACTGTTTTCAACAGCTGCACTAAGCTTATTAATACGCATTACTTGCTGACCAATAAGGCCAAACACTTGCGAGTTTGTTTTTAAATCACCAGAACCTTTAGGCAAAGGTTTTTTACCAATTTTAGGTTGGTTAAAAGTACCTCCGCCTTTATTGTCCTCAGCCATTTATTATTTTCCGAATGCTTTACCAGCTTCACTAATACCAAACGCACCAAGTGTTACTACAACAAATGATGTGTAAATAGTATCAGATATAACTAGATCTTGACCCATGAAAGCTGTAATTAAATCACAGATTCCAAATATGGTCATTAAACTAAATGAAATAAAACCTATTATTGCCTTTTCATTTACGTCATTATCATCTAAAAATAGATCCATGAATTTTCTTTTAGGTGGAGCAAGCTGCTTTCTTGCTGCTTCTGCTTCATCTTTTAATTCCTTTATTACATCTTCTTGGCTGTCAATCTTTTCGATTAGAGCCATATACTTATCAAGATCTATTTCGACTTCATTTCTGTCATTATCTTTTGCCATTATTTGTTCCTCTTTCTTGCTTCCTCTTGAGCTTTCAAATAATCCATTAACATTTCTGTATATAACTCTCGCTCAAACGGATACATATTTTCAATCTCCGTTAAAGAGTATTTATGATGCTGCATAAGGTTAAACTGCAATTGATAATGAGAACCTAAGTCCGTGTGGCTTAGGCTAACATAAAAAAATCACTCAACCCTTTCAGCTCTTTAATTACTGTCTCACCTTTACTATTTTCATATTTTAATTCACCATAAATGTATGGTGCTGACGCCATAAATTCTTGTACTTTTGCAAAGTTTGCTGTCGACAAACTTGAATAAAATTCTTCTCTTTCTTCATCAGTGTAATCATCTAGTAAAAATACTTCTTTACCATCTTTTGAGTAAACTGATTCAATAACACTACCTACTAGCTCTACAGCAATTTGACTTGCTGGTTTATCTGATAATGCTTCTTTACTAAATTTACCTATTGTATTATATGAAGGGTATCTCAACTTAATCATATAAGTATCATTAAGTTCTATTTTACTTTCAGCCTCTTTAGTAGCGAATTTAATTTCCATATCATCTAAATCAAATTCAGCTTTATCCCATACTGGCTCTTCTTCTGTTGATAACTCTTCGTCTTTTATGTTTAAAGTAATAATTTGATTAACAGATATTGCTCTTAACTTAATAAATAAATACTCTAGTTCAAAAGTATTAAGAAGTTCAACTTTTGTTTTATCTAATACACAGTTATTAATAACTTGTATAATAGCTTCAATAATACTCTTATCTTTCTCTTCTTGCTGTGCAAAAAGTAAGATCTTTTCTTCTTTTACTGTAAAAGGTCTAACCTTAACAGATTTTTTACTCACCGGCAATTCAATATTAAATTGAGGCGCATCAATTTTAGGTAACATAATATTTCTCCATATTAAAATTTATCAGCTTCTGAACCACCCGTAAATCCAGAACCTAGAGTTTTTGCATTATTCAATAAGTTTAATGCATCTTGAACGTTTGAAGGTTTTTCAAAACTTTTTACTACTTCTACTGCCCCTTTCATTTTTGATACAAATTGGAATAAGTTTAAACCTCTATCCCCGTCTTTACCAGAAGGAGCTTTTGTAGTAGATGGTATAATTCCTCTGTAGCTTAATTGTAATGATATAGTAGTTAGCTCATTATTTTGCTGCCAACCTAGTTCAATTGTACCTAGATTAGATATAATAGCATCTATTACTTTATAATTAACTATTATATTCTCTCTAGGATCATAAATTTCTATATCTAAATCCATAGCATAATCATCAAAATAACCTACTTGTCCAAAAAATGCTTCAGTACCTTGTTTCATTTTTACTGTATCTAGACCTGCAGGCTGGTATTGAACGTGAGCTAATGCCCAGTTGTTAAGAAAATCTAACACTAAATTATTATTGTCTAAAAATAATTCTACAGCTAATGTACTTGGAACGTAATTATTAGCTCTTCTTTCTATTGGTCCAAAACCCTGTCTTTTTATTTCTGTAGTAGCTATTGTAAGATTAGGTACTTGAAATTTATACCCTAAAAGGCTTAACGCATCTAAATTTTCAGTTCCAGCAAAAGTATTAATTTGCGTTGGATTTTTAGCTGAAAATTTTAAACGACATAAGTTTGGGACTTGAAGCCCGCTCATACCATGTATTTTTGCTTTTATATCATTTACATTGAAAGCCATTACTTATTCCATTTAACGTTGGATTCTCTCCAAACTGTCTGTCTGTTTGCTCTAACAAATCTTTCTAAAGGTAATTGCAATAATATATCCCACTCTTGTGGATGTACTTTAAGCATTTTACCCCTTATATTATTATTTAGGTACTTTTTAAAACATGGCTTCCAATATTTCTTAGGTACGTTTAAATTTTGCACTTTAGTATAATCTATATCAACGAATGCTTTTTCTCCTAATACTGATGGTATATTATCAACAGTTATTTGATCTTCACTTAAATACCTGTATAATTGTGATAATAATATTGCTCTTTCAAGATATGGTAAGTAATGAAAATTAAGACCAAGTATAAATTCAGGTTGAATATCTAATAAAAGTATTAGTGGGTACCTATCATAATAAGGAAGCTTTTTTTCATTTTCAGCATTTTTGGGATAATAATTAAAAAGAAAAATATCACCTGGTTTAAATGGCAATTCAGATTGTAAGTTGTCCTTTATATCTTTTCTATCTAAAATACGATTAGGCCTTTGATTCTCGATCTCTTTAGCTTTACTTATAAAATATTCTCTTGAACGCTTATTAACACTTGCAGCTATATTAAGTAAAGCAGCGTCTTTTAATACTTTTTGAAATAAAAATTTTAATGCCATTACTTAATCCCTAATTCTTTTTCAGTCATAATTTTAAAATCCCATCCTCTATCTTTACAATAGCTTTGAGCTGCTATCCACTTTGCTTCATTTATACCATATGCTTTAACTTCTGTTAAATACTTTTTGTTTGGTTTAGCGGACATCTTAGGTGGGATAGTTTGTTTGTAAGGCTTAACCTCAATTAATGACTCTTTTAATTTTCCGTTTATTTTTCGCTTAACATAAAAATCTGGATAATATCTATGCCTTCTATTATCAATAGGGCTTTTATAAGGTATAGCTATCTCTTCACTAGCCCATCCAATAACATCAGGATGGCTATCTAAATAAGACATAAGTTTACATTCCCATAAACTTCTATAAATAATGTTTGTAGGGTTACCTAAATACTTGTAATAATTTTAGGT